CTAGATAAGAAGGGGAATCCACAGTTCATTAACTTCAGCACCTTTAATCCATACAATGATATAGGTAAGATTGCGAACTCTGCGATGGGTTCTTTTGCTGACTCTAAACGCAAAGGAAAAGGAAGTTCAGAAGCCTTGGCAACGGCGATGTTTACCTCGGCCTTTGAATCTATGAAGCCTTTCATGGAAAAATCTATGGCTTATCAAGCTTTCCGAGAAGGTAACCCCTTGGGTAAAGGTATAACTGAAACTGGTGCATCGATCTTTTCTGAGGCCGACAGCTATGGAACTAGGTTAAAAAAAGGCACCCTTCACATGGCGAATGCAGCCATCCCGAATGTTCTACCCTTTGAAACCAGAGGCGGATTTGTAAGACCTAGAAAGATTATTCGGGCACTTGTCGGATCCGAGGACGGCTTCATTGATTCTATGGACAAGTATGGAACGGAATACGGATTAGATAGGACCACTGCCCTAGGGATGGCAGGATTCCGACCGATAACTTTTGATCCAGAGAAGAGCGTCCGGTATAGAGGGTACGATCTAAAGAAGAAACAATCTCTAGCAAAACAAAAGTTTACTAGTCTTGCTGACGATCAGAACATAAATTCAAACCAGTTGTTGCAAGGATATATTGATGCAAATGTGTCTTTAAGAAAAGCAGACGAAGAGTTCTATCAGATGTTTGAAGATGGAGCGGCGTTAGGTTTGTCTCGATCAAAGATTAAAAAGATCTTAAAGGACAACAACATCTCTGGAGTAGATCGAATTAGTAGAGGCAAAGCGGATCCGTATAAGGTAAGCTCCCAAGTTAAAAGGAAAATGAGAAGGTTTGGTATCTATGATCAGTTGCCTAGAGACGAGATAAGAAATGTCTATCGTCAACTCAGGAAAGAAACTTTAACTACCGACCCAGACTTTAATCCGGCAGGAGTACCTGAAGAGATGTACATTCCAAGGGAAGAACCAGTATCTAACGCACCTAATTTCTTCTCTCAATTTGATAATGTTTCTGCTCCCGCTGCACCTTCAGGTAATTTCTTCTCTCAATTTGACACTGCACCTGTAGCTCCACCAGTAAACCGAACCAATGTATCCTCAACCTTACTTGGTGATCCTAAGAACGCGGACATAATTAACAGACGACCCTAATCGTTATCCTGCCTCACCCCAGTTGTCACCCATCTCGCAGTCTACTCTCGTAGGTACGTTCAAGGGCAAGCCTGTCTCCATGATCTCAGTTATTCTCTTGGCCTGTTCTTCGCTTTGTACTGAGAAACATAACTCATCATGCACCGTGAGCATGGGAATAAGTTTCTCCGCGTAGCAGTCCACCATAGCTTTCTTTGTTTGATCCGCCGCGCTTCCTTGGATAAGTTTGTTCAACGCCTTGTATGTAAAGGCTCGTCGTAACATCCCAAGTCCACCGTATTCTTTCTCCGCTTCCGCTAACGGCATAGCCTTATTGTACCCAAAGCTTCGAGGTTCCCATAGATGAAACCGACACCTACGTCCAAGGATCGTTCTGATCTGACCTTCGGTCGCGGCTCTCTGACTTGCTATGGTTGCTATCTGTTTAACGAAAGGGACCTTATCATTGTATAGTTCTAAGATATCTTTTGCCTCATCCTTGGAGATGTCCAACTGATTGCTAAGTTTTCCAACACCCATTCCGTACATAATTCCTAGGTTCACGACCTTCGCTTCTTTCCTAGAGATCCCGGCGAGGTCTGCTGCCATCTGGTGAAGGTCAACATCTCCGTTGTTGTACTCATCTACAATAGTATCCACCACAGAATGCTTCATGCTATCTGGAAGGGACGATGCAAAGTGTACCAAGAGCCTCGGTTCTTGGCTCGAGTAGTCAAAGCTTCCCCACTTCTCCCCCTCTTCGGGTAGAAACAATCCTCTGATAGCCTTCTTAATATCTGGATCCCTCGCAGGAAACTGTTGTAGGTTCGGGTTGCTAGAAGAAAATCTACCTGTGACAGTTCCCCCTCCGTCTTTGCGTAGCTGATGGAACTCTGTGTGTATCCGCCCTTTGTGTTCATGGCGCATGATACTATCAATGAACGTACTGTCTGCCTTGTCAAACTCTCGCAGCTTCACGATCATCTGAGCTATCTCATTAGGGTGAGCGTTCAAGAAATGTTTTGTAAAGGATGGACTCCCGGCCTCTGTCTTCGGAAAGTCTATGCCCAACTCTTTAAAGACCTTGGCAACAGATGCATTAGCCCAAGGTTCTATGGCTATGCCTGTCTTACGTTTGATCTCTGCCTTATAATCTCGCACCTTGGTGCGTAACTCTTTGCGTATTACATCTGTCTTATTTAAATCTACACGAACACCCTTCTCCCTCATGTCAAGCATCACTGGGATAAGAGAAGTTTCTAGGTCAAAGATGTGGCCTAGTTCCTGCTTCGCTATCTCTGTCTTAAATCTTTCCCACAACTTTAAGGTTAGCACTGCATCTTGTTCAGCGTAAGCTCCAACATATTTAGGTGGTAGCTTGTGCATGTCTGCCTTCGGATCAATCCCCCACTCTGCGGCTGCGGCTCGAAGGAGTCTCTCACTTTTGGTTTCACCAAGGTAGTCACGTCCTAGGTTATTTAGGCTGTAGGAGAACCTGTTCTCGTCAATGAGGGCGGCGGCGATCATAGTATCGATGATCCTACCCTGTACCTCTATGCCCACTGAGCGGAGCCATCCTGCATCATAGGTAGCATTATGCATAATCTTATCTATGTGAGGAGTTTCCATCTGTTTCTTTAGCCACTTCATAGTCATCCTATGATCTAAGTTGTGACCGTTCTCGTGCTGAATGGGAAAGTATCCGTAGTAATCCCCTGCTGCCACGGCAATCCCGGCGATGTGACCATCGTTTCTTGACCAACCAGGACCTAAAGTCATGAGGTTAGGGTCACATGTCTCGAGGTCTATAGATATTTGTTTGTACACAGTTAGGTCGGGGTACTCTGGAGGTATGTTCCAGTCCTTCTCAATGAGATCCATTTCATTCTTGATTAAGAAATCATTGTCATGGCTACTGCTAACTTCAAATAGATTCTTCTGCATTATTCATTCCATTTTTCAGCAGCCAAAGCGGCGTACCCTGCTATGTCCACCCAAGAATCCTCATGAGTAGGCGTTTCAATAAGTCTCGATACCTTTAATTGGTTTAAGCAAAGATAAACCTGGGACACAGTAACTTCAACCCCAAGTACAACCGACCATAGCTTGGCTATACGCTCATGGTTTTGGTATGCGTCTCCATAATGCGTGGCCCTTGGACCATTGACTAACTCTTCTGCCTTCGCGAGTATTTGTTCTCTTCTCATAATACATACCTATACTTTTTGTTGGATTCTATTATATGCAAATTCTTCTTAGCCCTCGTTACGCCAACATAAAATGCACGGTGCTCGTCGTCTTGGTTTCTATTCTCAGCACAGGCTCGAGTGCTTGATAAAGATACCACACAGTTATCATCTTCCCCTCCCTTCATGGCATGAAAGGTTGACAGCTTTACCCTAGGTGTATCCAGAAAGTTCTCTCCCCTCCGTTCGATAGCCTCAAAGTAAAGCTTATCATGCCTACCCAATCGAGCCACGTCCATCGCATCTCGGTCCTTGGGTGCCTCCATTCCATAATTAAGTCGGAGGTCTTCGTAAGACAGGAGACTTTCGGGATCTACGGCCTGCAATAGACTGCTCGAGTTCCGCTTCACCACCTTGAGATCTCCCATCTTAGGTACATTTTCGTAGAGTTTGACAACAGAGGCAAGAGGTAATGCTTCCCCTCGCTGTAATTTTCTCCAAGAACTGATGACTTCCCCCGTAGTTTGGCTGATACTACTCCTACCTTTGATAGAATACAAAAGACCTTCGGCCTGTAACGCCTCACCCCACTCCCGAACCATTGCGTTTGTTCGAGCCATCAACGTCCAAGATCCTGTAGAGAAATCAAGTTCCTCCACCTGTCGGTGAAAGTTTACGGATCCTAGTTCCGCTGTGGGATCAAAGTCTTTCTCTTGTCTATGATTTATCCGGCGAACGATGTGTTGAGACAACCCATATACCGACACTGGTAGTCTATAACTCTGAGTGAGTATCTCTTTGTGATCACTGCATCCAAGGAATAACCGTACATCAACACCTGTCCATCGGTGGATCGCCTGGTCATCATCTCCCGCATACAAAACCTTCTCCGCATTCTGGCCTAGTTTCTTCACCATCTCCCATTGTAACGGTGTCAAATCTTGAGCCTCATCCACGATCAGAAGTTCTAAGTGAGGAGGTTCCACAGAACTAATGTACAACTCTATGAGATCTACGAAATCAACCTTAGAAGTTTCCTGTTTGTAATCAGAAACAACTCGGTGGATTTTTTCTATGAGAGGATAGTACATGTCTCGATCTCCGTGTCGATTGTACTCTTGCGAATACGAGATCATCTTGTACCGAGCTCTCGTCATCAACTGTAGATAAGTATCCCCCTTACCAATCGGCAAAGGCATAATCATCCCGTCGTCTGGGGACACACCATTCGTTCCGTCAAAGATTAAACCAAGTTGCTGCCCTAGGATTGTCCAGTCAGATCGAGAAAGCATGTTGGAAGACTGTAACCCAAGCCCTCTGAAGGCCATAGAGTGCAGTGTCCTGAAATAAGGTAGATCTTTCTCCGTCAGATTGAACGTGGCACAGGCCCTGTCCGTAGCCTCGCGGATAGCCTTCTTTGTAAACGATACAAAAGCTATACGATCTGGGGATGTGCCCTTGGCTATTGCTTCTTTGACCTTCTCAATAAGAGTGTGGGTTTTACCACAACCAGGAGGACCAAAGATCAAAGTAGATTTAGAGCCCATGTTGGATACCTCGAGGCCTAGCCTCCAACCACTCAGCTACCTCGGCTTTCACCCAGCGGCTTGCACTTCTCTTTCCGTCAACCTCTGATCCTAGGATCAAGGGCGCAGGAAACTTCTCTAGTTCCACCCATTTGTAGATAGTAGATCTAGATACACCTAACCAATCAGCTACTTCGCTAACTGGGATAAGTTTATCAGAATGGGATTTCGTCATAGTCGTTCTCCTTTGTTGGTATTTCTAGTTCTTCTTGTTCGAATGAAGGAACGAACCAAACTCTAATCGAAGTTCGCTTGCCTCCTCTCATTATGTTCTGGTGACCTACACCATTGCCGTCAGTGTTCAACGCTTTGATACCCTCTTGTACTTGAGCCTTGGACCAGTGCTTCCAATCCTGTCGATTTAAATACTCCATAAGTCCATCGATTGTGAACTTAGTAACTCCGCCCTCGGTCCAGGGCTTACCCATCTGAACCTCATCGGGAGCCATAGCGCGAACTCGGCTAGTACAATAGTTTCTAAGGTGATCTTTAAACTGTCCGTGGTATGTGAACTCCTCTGTCACTTCCAGATATGTACCCTGTTGCAGCATCTGATTGATCGTAGAGTTCCATTTGTTAGGCTTCATCATAGAAGGGAAGTAACTGATTTGTTCCACACACGCCTTGGCCCAGAGGTTTTGATTAACCAACTGATCAGTTGATAGCTCAACCCTTCTTCCTTCAACATCCATGAAGTAGAGTCTAGGCTGAGACTTTATGATCGTTAGGCCGCCCATCGAGGGAAGATCTAATGTTTCATTGCCCACCCCATAAGGTCTAGTCTTACATAGATCCTTGTCGCAGTGATCTTTTAAAGGACATGTCTCACAGGTATAGAAGTATTCTTTCTTATCAAGGGAGCTCTGTATATCTACCACTTCTTTTGACGGCAGGGCAGGAGAACAAAACTTCCTGTTGTATTCTTCGTGATGTTTCTTCCAATCATCAGGCCATTTCATACGACAATAGACACCCACCGAAAACATAAAGATGTTTCTAAACTTCGTAACCTTACCTAGACTGGTCATAACTTCTAAACAGTATGGCCCATCAGTAAAGTTCTCTCTCTTACCTCCAAGATCCATCTCATTCAGTTCGGATATAGACACTCGGCCTTTCTCAACAGCATCTAAAAACTCCTCAAGCTCCATCGCCTGGCCTGCGCTATCGAAACAATAACGCATCGTTTGTTCCGCATTAAAGTATGGTACGTTTATATGGCTGCCGACATCCCCTCGATCAGCCATGATCTTGTCTTGCTTTGGAAAGATCTCACAGTCACTGGCAAATCCCAACACTACTGACATCTCAAGGAGGTACTCCCGTACTAGAGCTGCAGGCTCCCAATCTTTTAAGAATAGAAACAGGTGCGCTCCTCCAGACTTAGATCGGCATTGGAACAAGGGAAGCTTTAACTTCCTAATCTTTTTATTTAGCTCGGCAAGATCCAGATCATAGATATCAATATCAAGACACCCAAACTTACATTTGTTATCTGAATTTATGGGGATTGAGTTGACACCTTGCTTACCTTCTATGTGATGTTGCATCACAGTGTCGTTCAAAGGTTCCCGAAGCACAGTATACTTGGCCTCAGTCTTACCATTCCGTCCGACATTACCCACCGTAGTTCTACCGTGAGCAAGAGAAGATCCCTCAAAGGTCTTCAATAATCTTTGTGCGTTAGACATTAGTACCTCCTAGAAAAAAGTGGCGGCGTATCCCCCGACCGCCGCCACCGTGCCACTTAAAACGGTATTTCATCTCCGCTAACAGTGGAGCTAGAAGACTCCTCTGGTGTGGCCTTCACTTCTCCGGCGGCTATCGACGCTCGGAAAGTTTTAGCTTCTTGTAGTAGGTCTCGACTGTCTATCAGTCCGACCTTGGCAACCGACCAGTTGGCAAACGTACCTCGGTCATTGGTCTGTTCAACAGAAGTCAACTTCCATTTGGTAGCAAAGACCGCAGGAGTAACCTTACCTTTAGTAGGATGATCCGCCTTTTGCATGGCGATCATGGTCTTCCAATTGCGGCTGACCTTTAGCTGAGTAGACTTCATGTCTATGATTGCCGGTTGAGTGGAGCCATCTTCTGCTAGGATCAAACAAAAATGCTGATCAGATTTAACTAACTCGTTGCCGTTAGGTAAGATCTCCTTCGCACCGTTTCGTTTTGCCTGTTGTAACAGCGGACTGTCCGGTTGGATCTCTCCTTGGAAACCACCACCACTCTCTCGAGGAACGAACTCCAAGTACTTAGTAGCTTGGAAACAAGGGATGACTGTCAAACCTTTCTCGCCGTCCCAGTATTCTTTGGTGACAGTATTGAAGGCATCTCCTTGTGAAACACCGTCGATATACTCTGGTTTTTTCTTGTTGATTTGTGGTGACAAGGCTTGAACCAACCTGACGAAGGGGATTTGCATCTCCGAACTGTCAAATGATGCACCTTCTCCTGCACTTTCAAAGATATCGTCCATTAAATCTGCGGACACTGCTGTTCCTTTAGCTTTAGTTACTTCATTACTCATACTTATTTCCTCCTAATTTCAGCTGCATTATTTATATAGGCTCCGAACATGTCCAGATCTATGGGCTTTCCCTCTTCAACAAGACCTTTAACAAAAGCCTTGAGAGTAGATGAGTGCACATGAGTCTTGGTCACAGGATAAAAACCCCTCTGCTCAAGTATACCAACGACATCTCCTGCTAGGTTGTCCTCGCCTTTCGAAAAGCTACACGTCACATCGTTCTTTATGATGCTGTCGTACTTGTTTTCTCTAAGCCAGGCGTGAGCCTCGTCTCGTCTGTCCTTTGGTATCGAGGCATGAATGATCAACTTACGTTGTACCGTCACACCATCCACGTCCAATCGCTCAACACCCATCTCATCCATTAGAGCCGGGATTGTATCGGTCGAAAGCTTATGAGCCTCTGCCTTTAGGGTTTTGACATGTTGTTCTGCAACCTCAATTTCATCTTCTACTTTTCGTAGATTGCGTACCAAGCCACTTAAGTTCTTTGCCGTTTCAGTATTGACTTGAGATACTGCATCAGCTTCATCATAGTAATCTTCAAAGATTTCCATAGATTTATTCCTTCTCAGGTTAAAAAGGTTGACACGGGATTGTGTCTTCCGTAAATACTACAGTATAGGGAGAAAAACCAATGGTCAACTACAAATTTAAAACTAAACCTTACGATCACCAAACGACAGCATTGGAGAAGACAGGGACACGAAAAAGTTTCGGATACTTTTGTGAGATGGGTACTGGAAAGAGTAAGATCCTTATAGATAACTTAGGGATGCTGTTTCAAGAAGGGTTAGTTAACTTCGCCTTGATCATCGCACCTAAAGGAGTGTATCGCAACTGGGTTCAGCGAGAAATACCAGAACATCTGTCTGATGATGTGCCTCGACGCATAATAAAGTGGGTATCATCACCAAATAAAAAACAAAAAGCAGAGTTAGCGTCAGTCAAAGAAGATTACGCAGGGCTCACCATCTTTGTTATGAATGTTGAGGCCTTCTCATCACTAAAAGGTAAGCAAGCTGGGGAATGGTTGGCTAAAAAGTATGGTTCACATGGCATGATAGCCATAGATGAGAGCACAACAATAAAGAATCCGAAAGCAAAGAGAACTAAGTCGCTTCATAAGATAGCAGCGGGCTTCGAATACACAAGACTACTGACGGGATCTCCTATCACCAAGTCTCCCCTAGATATCTTTGCTCAAGCCGAGTTCCTTGAGCCTGGGATCTTGGGCTATGATAACTTTTATGCTTTCCAAGGTAGGTATGCCGTAGTAAAACGAATGTCTCTAGGTACTCATGCCTTCCAACAGGTAGTAGGATACAGATACATCGAAGAGTTAACAGCTAAGATAAATACTTTCTCGTATCGAGTACTGAAGTCTGAGTGTTTGGATCTTCCAAAAAAGATATACACCGCTCGGTACGTTAGTCTAAGTAAAGAACAATTAGAAATGTACACAAGTATTAAGCGTCACGCTATGCTTTTACTCGAGGGTGGTGAATTAGTCACAGCTCCCGCAGTGATTACACAAATGTTACGCCTACAACAGGTCATGTCTGGTCACTTGAAGACTGATGACGGTGAGATGCTGACCTTTCCCTCAACTAGGATGACCGCTGTCTTAGATATCATCGACGAAAGTGATGGCAAAGTAATCATCTGGTCTAGGTTTAGGCATGATATCATTGAGATCGTACGAACATTAAAAGAAAAGTATGGTGACAACAGTGCGGCATCTTACTTTGGCGACACTACAGACGATGAACGTAACGAGGTGATCGATAATTTTCAGAATCCTGATCATCCTCTTCGTTTTTTTGTAGGAAATCCTGCTGTCGCGGGCTATGGTTTAACTTTAACCGCCGCAAATCTTGTGGTGTATTACGCGAACGACTTTGATTTGACTAACAGGGCCCAGTCAGAGGACCGTTGTCACCGCATCGGACAAAATTCATCGGTGACTTATGTCGATATCATATGTGAAGGAACTATAGACGAACGAATAGTGAAATCGCTCCAGGCTAAAATAAAAATTGGAGCTCAAGTATTAGGAGAGGAAGCCGCAGAATGGTTAACATTAAAGAAAAGATAGATATGAGTGGAATGATTGAGGCGTTTTGTGAGTACCGAGTTGGTAAAACAAATCTGAAGTCAGCATCCAAAGAACTCCAAGAGACGACAGGGTTGCCCAAAGAAACTTGTGACGCACTGCTCACAGAGATGAAGAGGCACAACGTCACTCAGATCCGAGGTCACACCAACGAGCCCGATCGATTAAGAGAAGGTAAAAAAGGAAAACCTAACGACTCTCAGTTATAACTTGTGTGTAGTCAGTGTGCAGTCTATAGGTTACGAGTGTAATTTGATTAGGAGATCAACATGGCTAAAATAAAATATCGTACTATCGCTATCTATGACACAGATCATGCTGCTATAAAAAAATTAGCCGAAGATAACGCTCGATCTATACCAAGACAACTGTCGTTTATGATTAGGAACTGGAAGCACTCTTCGGAAGTTCCCGAAAGATCCGGGATCGCTGGGTATGTAGATGAGTACTACGGTAAGGGATAGGAATTAAAGTAATCACGCTAAGGTTGTTAGCGTGATTTTCTTTTTTAATCTTCGTCATCTTCAAAGATCTCTGTCCAGTCTGCTTCTTGAATGACCGAACCTTTGATCGCTCGGTACTTAACCTGATCTCTCTTGTCTACATAGTTCAATAGAACCTTAACAACCAGATCATCCCCCTCCTCTATGCCCAACTTCTCTACCATCCTAGCGTTGATGAATACACCTTCGCCTTTTTGTGTGACCGCAAACGCACTGTTCGAGTACGTTATGTCCGACACGGTTACTATTTTCTTTTCAGTTAATAACTTCATTTTGTTTTCCATTTCTAATATGCTTGTTAAAACTTTGGCTCATAACTAACCCCCTTATTATTTAAGGCTTTAAGTTTTCTAAGCTCCGCTCCCAATGCCTCAAACCTCGGATCTTGATCCCACTCTGCATCCGCAGCCTCGCGGGTCAACTCAGATATTCGAGCTACGACATCGATCAATCTATCATCCATCCTCCAACCCCGTACCTTCTAAGACATACAACTGATCCTCGAGTACAACGATAGCCGTATGTATGTGCCCCGAACCTTGCGCCCCAGTCCTTTTCTTCAAGAGTTCGATCTCATCTCTCAAGAACTTTGCGCGTAATCCTCCGGCTAACTTATCTAAACTTACTATTCTACTCATTTCCATTATCCTTTCTAAGTCTACTCACCAGTGCCAGGCACTCATTAAACTCTCGATGTAAGTTCTTTAAGTCACACTCAATAGCACCCATTTGTAGGTTACTTATCTTAGCACTTAACATATCTAAAATCTTATCTTTCATTTCCAATTCTCCTCTTTAAAGATTGATCCCTCGTGAAAGTCAGACCAGTCAGGATCAACCTCACTATGCTCGTGGTCATATATCGCCACGTTCTCCTCACCATGCACCTTGATCCATTCGGACCTAGTCAATTCAGATGCGTCTTCCTCCATCTGAATGACCCAGTCTTTTATCTTACCCATTATACGGCCTCCTCCATATCAGGTTCGCCTCGCAGGATGATCACAAATTCTTCCATTTGCGTCAAGTCTAGCCCTTTCCTTTGAGCAACACTCCTGTACTTATTTATCCATGCCGTTAAAGTACGAGCCGCTTGCCTTTCAATTTCCACTCTGTCTTGCTCACTATCAGGATCAAAGTGATGGTATCCGCCGCCGCTCTTTCTGTCCGATACAGGTGATATAAGTGCAGGATACTCGCTAACAACAAAACTTGCCGTCGAACCTGTTATAATCTGTTCACTTACCACCAGTTTTAATCCCGATACAAATTGAGTTGCAAGCATAAGTCGGAACTTGCGAGCCGCATCTTCGTCGTCTGTACCATAGATATAGGAGTACGCAGGATGATCCGGCTTGTCCTTTAAGTACTCACAGAACTCTGCTGCAACGTAATGGTTCTTACCAGTATCATTCAAATAGTTGTCAACTATCTTTTGTCGTTCATGTTTCTTAAAATTTGCCATTATAATATTTCCCTTTTGTTAAAATTAATCGACCGCCACGACCTGCCTGACCGGACCGGACCACGCCATGACCGCCTTGACTGACCGTACCTCAC